CCCTTTTCTGAAGTTTGTACTTCGTAAAGTAAAATTACATTAAGTTTGCAACTTGTACTTTTTGGTAGTATCTGTTAGAGTTAGCAGAACCAGCGTCATTTACTGCTGTAGCAGCACCTGAAATCGCACCAGTTTCAGCGAATGGGTTAGCAATTAAACCATATCTTGTTTTGAAACCGATTTTTGGTTGGAATGTATCTTGACCAACAGCTCTAACCATTTGTAGAGGTACATATGGACAATAGAACATACCAGCGTCATAAGGTGAAGTACCTTTGTAACCGACAACATAGTATTGTTTCGCAGCTGAGTTAGCTGAGTATGGGTCAATATATACTTTGTATCTACCGTTAAGAACACCAGCAAAAGTATTACCTGTGTCATCAACGTTTAGGTTGTTGTTAAGAGCTGGAGTATAGTCTAATACACCTGCCATTTGAAGAGCAGAGGCAACATCTGAAGAACAGATTATCATATTACCTTTACCTCTTCTTGTTCTCTGAGCGATTCTGTTTGCGTCTCTTTCCAATTGGAACATAAGACCTTTGAATCTCTCAACTGACCATCTACCATTTGAGTCTGTGTCTAAATCAAAGATACCAGCAGTTGTTGTATTTACAGCAGCACCTTTTTCAGCGTTGATGTAGATAGTTCTAACTACTTCTCTGTTGATTTCTGCAAGAATCTCAGCAGATAAAATGTTTGCAAGTTCAGTCTCAGCGTCTAAACCGTGGATTGCTTTAAGGTCTTGAGCAAGTTCCATAGTGTATTCCGCTTTAAGAGCTCTTGACTTAGCAGTTACCGTTGATTTCTCAATTGAGAAAGCCATTTCAGCAAATGCGTTACCACTAGCGTCACCTAATGCTTCAGCAGCAGCTGTAGTCATAGCAGTACCTTTTGTGTAAGTACCTGGTGAACCGTCATTTAAGACAGCTGGGTTAGAGCCAGAGTGAGCAGTTGATGAATAACCATCAACGCTTGAACCAGCAGCGTTTCTACCAGAGAAGTCTGAATCTGCTTCGTCAAACATAGCTTCTGAGCCAGTTTGTGAAGTGTATCTGCTTCTCATAGCAAATATAAGACCAGTTGGACCGGTCATAGGTTGAACACCTGCAATATCGTAAGCGATAAGGTTAGGCATTGCTCTTCTTACTAAACTAATTAGGATCGGATCCCAGTTAGATATAGCTGAACCAGTTGAGTTAGTTGGTGCAGCTTCAGATAAGAAAGCAGCGTCTTCCTTAGCAGCTCTTTCTTGGTTTTCCAAGATAACAGAGGTGACGGCACGTCTATAAGAATCCGTGATTTTTGGTAAATCAGGATGCTCAAGGACTGGCTGCCATTTTTTTTCGTGAGTTTCGGATAAGTACATTTTTTATTTCTCCCTTTTCCTTGAATTAAGATATTTTAATATCTTTTGTTTTGCTAATAGCGGCAGTGTAAGCAGCCATCGCTTTTGATAAATCTTCATTACTTAATGAAGCTTCACCAGCAGCCGCCACATCATCTAAAGCCTCATCTGCTTTTGCTTTTTGTCCAAAGTATGATTCTTTGATAGTCTCACACTTTTTCTTAAAATCTTCAGCAGTTGAGTATTCAATCTCTTCAGCAAGTTTAGCAAATTTTTCTTTTTGAGTGTCAGCTAAATCTCTAGCAACTTCAGACATAATCTCTTTTTGAGTTTTGACTGAATTGTCTTTGTTTAGTTCAACATTCTTTTCAATTTGCTCGTTTAACTTTTTCTCTAGGTCTTCAATTTTAGTTGCTTGCGCTTCTAAAACATCATACTTCTCATCTGGAACATCAATATAATGTTCAGAGAAAAGTTTTTTAAGACCAGAAATAAAGTCTTCAGCAATCTCGCCTTTAATGCCTCTTTCAAGAGCGATTTCGTTTTCTTTCATCCACTCTTCAACGACATATGACAAGTAAGAATCAACTTTTTCAGTTAACTCTTCTTTTGCTTTTGCACTTTCTTGCTCTAATTTGTTGTTGTAATCTGCTTCCATTGTTTCAGCAATCTCTTTAACTTTAGAGTTTACTGCTGATTCAAATACGGTTGCAGCTTTTGTTTTAAATTCTTCGGATAAATCATCTGAACCGGCTGTTAATGCGTCCATATGCTCATCAACTTCTTCTTTTTTCATCTTATAAGATTTTGAAGCATTTAATCCGTAACCTTCTTCTTTATCTTTCTTCTTCTCATCTTCGTGAGCAGCTTCAGATTTTTCAGATTTTTCGGATTTATCTTCTTTCTTATCTTGATGTTTTTTCAAAGCGTCAAGAGCAGCTTTTGGCATTTCGCCTTCTTTGATTTCTTCCGAACCTTCTTCAGTTTCTTCGGACTCTTTTAGCTTCGGCATTGGGTCAGCAGCGCCTTGGCTTTTTTGTTGAGCGTCACCAGAAACTTGTTTAACTTTTTTAGTTGCGTCTGGATTAGAATCTGTTGGTTTAACCACAGCTGCACCTAAATCCTCTGCATTATTCATACTTGCAATGTGAGAAGGTTCAGCCGCTACAGCGTTCTTCTTTGGAGCGTCTGCTTGTGGGTTAGCACTAGCTTCTGCCACGGTTTCCAGAGCCTCTACTTTGTTATCTGTCTCGGCCATTTTAGAAATCTCCTTATTCTTTAAAATAAACGTTTATTTTATTTCTCTGTAAGATATTTATAATATTAGAGCTTTTTAAGAAAGTTTTTAAACACTTCCGCCTTAGCCTCAGCTAATCTTATTGCTTTTGCTTTCTCTATATAACTCTTATATTCTTCAATATCCTTCGCCTTAATCTGACCATTGTCCCATATCCACTCTTTATTCTCCATAATACCCTCTACGAAAGCGTCTGGAGCGCTTGGGTCTGCAACAATGTCAGCCGCCGTTGCTAAATAGAAGTCTTTACCTACATAATTAGCACCGTTCTTTGTAACCAAGGAACCCATACCTCTTGAAGATACTCCTAATTGAGCGCCTTCATCAATAAGACCTTTTACAATCTTACCGTAAGGTGTGTTCATAATCTTGGCTTCACCCATAAAATTTTTACCATCTGGCGCTAGAGAAGTAATCATATGTGATACTCTCTCTAAATTGACCGTAGGACCATCTGGATGGCCTAGTTCACCGAATGCTCTATTTTTCTGGATAAATTCTCTGTTATATCTGTTTACTTCTTTTGCTAGAATATCGTTCTCGTAAATTCTGCCATTTCTATTCTTAATGTCAGATTGTAAGAAAACACCACGGATTTTGTAATCTTTTTTACCGTTCTTTTCTTCTACAATATATTCTGCCGAAGCAACTTCTTCTGATATTAGTTTCATCTAATCTCTCTCTTTGTCTAATATTTATAAGGGATTATTACCTAAACTCAACAATTATCGTATAATTGTCGCCTAAAGCAAAGTTTTTAGTAGATAATAGTACATCACCAGTAGGTGTTGTAGCATTATTTGTAATCTCATTGCCTGCTGTTCTTAAATCCCAATAACCATT